CAGTAGTGTAGTCTTGATCAGGAACTGGAGCTAAAATAAAAGTAGACTCTTTTGTGCCGGTATGTAAATCTTTGTCAAAATCACCATAATACAAGGGTCTGCCTCTAGCTGATGAAGAACTAGGATTAGGTGCATATTCTTGCATAAAACTAGGATGTTTTTTATCTAAGTAGTAGTAAGCACCTGTACTATCTATAACCGCAAGAGAAAAAGATAATTCAAAGTCATCTGGAGTCGTTAAAAACCTAGTACCTTGAGTCATTAAACCTGTTACATTTTTTCTAAAATAATCAAATTGCACTAATTCAAATATTCTATCTTCAGCTATTTTAATAAAATCATCTAAAGTCGCTACAAAAGTAGTTTCGCTATTTTGAACATAGTTTTGTATTAAAGTTTTTAATTCAGATAATGTGGTTGGACTGCTCATATTAAGTATTTATTTGACCACCCATGCCTGAATGGTTAGTACAATAATAGTAAAGTGTTGGTGCGCCTGATGCAACTTCTATCTGAGTATAAGCTCCAGAGCTACCTGGTGTCCCATTTGTTGTTACACCGGTCGTGTACTCTGAACCGCCCCCATGCGTTCCATTTGATGTGGTTGAAAACCTTAAAGGATGACTACCGTTAGTGCTATCTGATTGATCAAATCTATATGTTTGTCCTTCAGTTAAATTTAAAGTTGGCGCTCTAGAACTATCTATATAAAAATAATTTGCACCTAAGTAACTAGCTACAGTAACGGTATATGTTGTGTAAGAGGGTGATGGCGTAGGTGATGGAGTAGGTGATGGTGTAGGAGACGGCGAAGGTGAAGCTGTGCCTGATGTATTTATCACAACACTTCCTAATGTCGATACAAGTTTATTTACATTAAAATTTGTTGGTAAAGTAGAACTATTCATAAAATCGTTTTGATAAATATTTGAATTTGTTACTACAACAAAACCTTCACCGGCTTCAGTATCATTATTAGGTCTTGGTTTATACAAAGCTTCAGGATCTGAAACATGTGGCTCTGGTTCAAGTTGTGGATGTTTAGGTTCGTAACAATTTCTGCAAACTTTAAACCCCGTCCACTCTTCTTTTAACTCACTTAATTTATATTCAAAAGAACATCTATCACACAAACCTAAAGCAAATTTACCAAGAGCGTAAGCCATTTTAGTTCATCCGTATTTTTGGTCTAATTTTAAAAGAGGCCCTATCTTCGTCTTGATCAGCAGCTCTTCTAAATTCCTCTTCATAAAATGCTTTGAGTTGAGGTGTTAGTTGAGGGGCTTTTTTTAAAGATAAGTAATATGACAAACCTGCAACAAAACAAGGATAAAACCTAAAAGGCATATCCATAGTGTTTGTTGGTTCATCTGCATCATCCATTCTAATTATTTTATTAAAAACTAAAATATCAGTAGAGTTTTCTGGCGCAGGCCAAACTTTTAAAACAGGCACAACTGATTTGTCAAAAAAGTATTGTGTAGGTCTTGCTTGTGTTTCTTTGTTGGGAATATTTAAATATTCGGATCTGCCAACCCTACTCATAGATATATCTGTTTGTGTACTGTTAACGGTTCTTCTTACCACTACATCTAATATATCAATAACATTAGCATTCAAAGCATATTCTGTAGTACCTTGAGTAACAGTTTGTGTAGATTGATCTATTGTCCATTGGTTAAGACCTCTGTTAGCCCATTCTGCAAGCATTAAATTAACACTTCTTATAGCAGTTTTTAAATCATAACCAGTCCTTAACTCAAGACCACAGCGCTCGTAAGCTTCTTCTATAAATTCTGTTACATTAGGCTCAAAGTTAGTGCTGCTTGATGTTGCCATTATTCGTCCTCGTTATATAAGTTATCAAAAACCCTGTTTACATCTAAGGTATAGTCTAAATCAGATTTTGAATAATGTATATGTTGAGACGGTTTGAAGTCTGGCGCACCTTCTCCTGTAACAAACCAAGCGGGATGTGTAACTCTTACTCTGTTATTTGGTAAAGCTACAATATTTCCTGTCCATTCACCAGCATCTAAAAGTTCCAAAACATGACTACTTTTGTGTTGCGCAGGGTCATCAGCAATTTCATTTTCAGCATAATCAACCGTAAAATAATACTTTGCTGGAAAAAGTTTACCGTCTATTTTTGCAAGCCAGGGACAGGGTGTGGCCCTATCTATCACATAAACTGAATTATGATGAGAAGAGCAGTCCCAGGGCTGCGCATCATGTACTGCCATAGGTTTTGCAAAGTCATCAACAGCGGTATCTGCAACTAACCCTGTAATTGGCATTCTAGCCCACATAGCGCCACCATGAATGTTGCCCTCATTCCAGTCATCACAATTAGATTCTTCACCGGTAAATATTACATGAAAACTAAGGCATCGTGTTGGCATAGTAGTAACACCAACAGCTAAAGCGTGTAAGAACTCACCATGATATTTTTCATGGTTATGGGTGTACTCTCTCCTTACCCAGCATTTGAAATGGGGTATATTACTATATAAGTATGACACTAATTAGGTAATATCTTCTCTTCTACGGTTTGCGAAACCTGCTGCTATAGATACAGAACCACCTTTAGACTTTTTCATCATAGGGCCACCTTTTGATCTTTTCATCATGGCTCCTCCCTTTGATTTTTTCATCATAGATCCGCCTTTAGACTTTTTCATCATGCTTCCACCTTTCGATTTCTTCATAATGCTACCACCTTTAGACTTCATCATTTTTTTGCCGCCTTTTGAATATTTTCCCATTACTTTTTACCTTTTTTTGTAGTTTTTTTAGCTGGTGCCTTTTTTGCTACTGTTTTTTTCTTAACAGGAGCTTTTTTCTTTGGCATGTTTAAATAAATACGAGTTTCTTCTACAGACTCATCTGGTCTTACTTTTGCTTTTAATCTTGCAGCTTCTTTCGCTTTCATTTTATCTTTGGCCATAATTAATCCTAACTTATAGTTGTTACTTTTCTTTTATCGCCTCTTACAGCTCCACAGCCTTTAGCAATAAAACCACCGTTTTTTAGTTTAGCACGATTTTGTGATTTCATGTTTTTTTCTATAACTGACTGCATGTGTTCTTCATAAGAAGTTTGAACACCATCATCCATACCAAATTTTTTACTCATAGGTCCTCCTGTGGACTTTTTTTGCCAGCTAATTCTATCTGGTCCTTTTTTCTTTTTAGCCGCTGCGTTGCATTGAGCTTTTGTTGGTCTACATGCAGGGTATGGTCTTTTAGATTTTGTAGCTGACTTTCTACCACATGGTTTGCCAGTTTTACAGTCTATCCAACCTTTACCTTTGTTGCGTGAAAACCATTTTTTTAAACCCTCTTCAGCCATTATCGTTTTCTGTTATTCATAATGCAACCTTGACCTCTAATAGCACCACCAGCTGATTTTTTAACTCTACTTTTATTGCCCCAGTTTTTAGCACCTACTTTACGGCATTTAACCAAAGCTCCACTTGCATAAGCAGATGGCCATTTTTTATATCTAGATTTTACTTTATGGTAACAAGCGTCTTTTTTACCTGCCATTAGCACTTCCACCTTCGTCTTGCTTGACGTATTCTTGAATTAGGATCATTCCTAGTTTTAGCTGAACTTCTTTTAAGCTGTCCAAGAGATCTAGCGCAATAAGACTTACGCCTTTTGGCTGCTTTGCTGCCTTTTTTAACTTTGCCAGTAACCGCTCCTTTTAGTTTAGAGCCAGGATTAGCTTTACGATAAGCTTTGATACCCCGTCTAGTCATGCCAGCCCCTCTTTTTGTGGGACGGTAATTAGCGCCTTTGCCTTTGGTGGTTCTTCTTATAGGCTTAGCTTTTTTTCTGGCTGTTGCCACTTTGTATTAAGCGTATTCTTTAATTAAAGTTAAAACTATAACGTAAGAGTCTCCACTTGAATGACCTGTCGTAGTTAGTTTTATATCGCCTGTTTTTCCACTTGCTGCGGCAGTATTTTGTATACCGCCAAAGCCTGTAAAGTCTTCGTCAGTTGTATAGTCTGAATTAAGATCCCAACAGATAGTATTAGTAGTAGCGTGCCACAAAAGTTTTACACTCATTCCAAAAGTAGAGTAAACAATTCTGCCAAGCTTAACGCCTGTACAAGTTTGTCCATTAGAGCTGTTAGTGGCTAGGCCACTAACATCTACCTTTGTGACTGCATTTTCACCAGTACCATCAGAAGTGTTAGTAAGCTGTATGACAGCTATCCTATCACCATCTTGTATGGTTGTTGTTGTGACTGCATCTGCCATTATCTACTCCTATCTCTCGCAAATTACATTAATGTAATCAATTGTCATAGTTTTGGCAGCACCTGCTCCATTTTGGATACCAAAAGATACAGTTAATTCTTCATCATCTGGTAAATTAGTATTTACTACGCCTACTGGTGTTGCAGATCCGACAAAATAAGATACTTGTGATGTATTTGGATCAATAAAGAATCCTACATTTACAAATGTATCATCTGCTAAAGTTGTAATTGCTGCTGTGGTTGTATCGGTTCCATCTTTTTCTATATGAAAATCAAGATTAGTGTCACCATCATCTTTCATGAAGTAAACACCGTCACTAACAGCCAATGGTGTAGTATCAGTAATCTGTAGACCCATAACAACATCTGATTGAGTTGCATCACTTACTTTAAATCTAGCTTCAAAGAAAGCTCTTTTTGAACTACTTAATTTAAATGATTCACCTTTTAACTGTAAAAAGTCTAAATCATTATCACCTGCTGCATTAGTAAGCAAAAGCTGACCGC